TATGATACAGCGTTCTTAAAAAAAGAAACAGCAGACTACAGTGCTATTACTACGTGGGGTGTATTTTATCCAAATGAGGATGAACCAGCTAATTTAATGTTACTCGATGCAGTAAAAGGACGATATGAGTTTCCTGAATTACGTAGACTTGCATTAGAACAATATAAGTATTGGATGCCTGAATCTGTTATTATCGAGGCAAAAGCTAGTGGTTTGCCCTTGACTTACGAACTACGGAACATGGATATACCAGTTATAAACTTCACACCATCAAAAGGAAATGATAAGCATGCACGTGTAAATGCTGTTGCACCTTTGTTTGAATCTGGTATGATATGGGCTCCGGAGCAGAAATTTGCAGATGACGTTATGGAAGAATGCGCTGCATT